TTAGCTAGAATGCTCTTTAATCAGATTTCGGATTTCGGGGCGGATGGGGCCATGATGAGCTGGGTCGGCGAGCGTGGTGAACCATCTTTTTGGTGCATTGGCGGCGCGGCGATGTTGCCATGTTACGTTGCGCAATAGGGCCTTGGCTTCTGGCGGTAAAGCCTCAGGCACATCGAACCCAGCGAGCACGCCCCAGATACCTGCCCAGCCACGCGCCACGCTGTAGGGGTTGTATCCACCGCCACCAGAAACGATCAGGCGGGGGGCTAAATCCTTAAGCGTGCTGACGGCACGCCAAAGCGCTGTATTCGAGAGCTCAAGACGACTTTGTGGGTCATCACTGAGCGCATCCACGCCACATTGAATAAATAATGCCTCAGGCTCGAACGATGTGATGAGGGGTAATGCGACGCCCTCAATCAAGGCTTCAAGTTCATCATCGTTAAGGCCGGGTGGGACGGGGAGGTTTCGGGCAGCGCCCCCAGCCCGGTCCATAATGCCGCCGGGCTGTGTATCTGGATTGGCGCTGCGTCGATCCATCGGCCAGCGACCACCTTCGTGAATGGACAGGGTGAAGACGCGGTCGTCGTCATGGAAAGCATCCTGCACGCCATCACCATGATGGGCATCAAGGTCGATATAGAAAATGCGTTGAGTGCCGGTTTCAAGAAGGTGACCCATGGTGAGTGCAGGCTCGTTGAAATAACAAAACCCACTGGCTGATCGTCAGGCTTGGCGGCGGTGTTGCGACTTTCAGCGCGCTCGTCACCGTCAACTTCAACGCCGTCGTTCCCTTCAAGGTGAGGGGTGATTTCAACGTCGGTGTCGGCGATTTCCGAGAGGACTTCGAAGACCGCTTTTTTGATGACGTCTTTGGCTTGAGCGATGCTTGTCGTTTCATGAACCACCGGTGCTATTTTATCGGGCAGCACCAGCAGTCGTGCCCGCATAAGCGCCACGATTTCCGTCCATGCCCGTTTCACATCGGGAGCCGGTAACAATTCTCCCCGCATTTGTGAGGCTTCCATTTCCGCCAAGTCTGCTTTTGCTTTAACTAGGCGTGCGCGTTGGGTGCCGTAGTCAGCGGGACCTACTTCACCTTTGAGAGATAATTCTCGCAGGTATCGGATATAGCCGCGCACAGCGCCAACCATTTCGTAACGACCGCGCGCAACCTTTGGAATGATACCTTCCGCGCTGAGCTGACGGACGCGGCGTTCGGTGATGTCGAGCAATTTTGCCAACACGTCAGCGGATTGAGCGCTTTCAGCCATGTTATGATAGTGAGCCTAAAATTCTATTGGGGTGGGGCCGACGCTAGGGCTCGGTAGATTACACCCAAACTTTACGAAAACGGATTTCTTCAAACACGCGGCGCAAAGTATAGCTGCGCATAATCGAGATTCCTGTGAAAATGGCACCGATGGCCAGGTTGTCCGACAGGGGCACGTCGAGCCCAAACATGGGGAAAACCAAAATCTGGGTTGATACGACAACGCCATAACCAACGGCTACGTTGGTGAGTGATTCCAAAAATGACATCTGTTTTGATTGTTTCACGGATATTTCCTTCAAAAACAAGAAATTATCAAAATAATTGTGAAATTATGTAACTTAATTTCCATAATTGCGATATATTTTCAGAAATATAGTATAACTTTTCTATTTAATTTCCGGCTGTTGTTTTGGCATTCTAGGCGCATCACAACGAACAAAGCCAGGAGGCAACCATGAAGAATTCTAAGAACCCAAACACCACATTGTTTTTCACAAAACACGCCCAGGCCCGTATGCAGCAACGGTCTTTTTCAGAAGCCGATATATCGTCAATTATCCACCTCGGCACATTCATAAATGACAAAGAAGTATTGTTTACACGCAAAGACACAGAGCGAGAAATTTCCAATCTTCGTGAACATATCAAAACAATAATACGACGAATCAGCAAAAACCGTATCGATCACTGCGGCACTGAAATACGTCAGAGTAACGACGGTCTATATTCACAAATGTCCAATCTGCGCCAACAAATAGATGCCATTGAGCGGTTGAAAAATAGAAAAGTAGTAGTCAGCGGAAATCACGTAGTCACCTGCTACTCGTGCTCCAAATCAGAGCTCAAAAGAATTTCAAAAATTATCAACTGATGATTTCTCTGAAAATTAAAAGGTACATAACCCAATGAAAAAATCTGTCATTTCACCACAAAATTTAAAAGCCCTACGACTTCGAAAAGGGTGGTCACAAGAAGAGCTCGCTGAAAAGAGTTCTCTTACCGCACGTAGAATTTCGACCCTCGAAAAAGAAAAATCAGACCGTATTTTCGTCCAACAGAAAACCCTGAAGGGTTTATGTAAGGCCCTAGGTGAAAGACCTGGTGTCTTGGCAGGAGAGGATCCAATGCCCAAAGACGGAAAACCATTTGACCTCAGCGTTCGACTTAATCCCCAGACTAGGCTTAATTATGATCTTTTGAAGCGTAAATATCACATAGATATTGAAGATATAATACTGGTCGCCCCACTTCTTTTTGCCAATGCTGCGGAAGAAAGTCTTCAGCGCCAAAAAGAACAAGTTGACAAAGACGCACGCGAATATGGAAATCTCACAACTCTTTGGCACCAAATTCCAGGTTTAGGTGATTTGTTAAAAACACCAACCATACCGTGGATGCCTGAATCAGATGCGATGCCGCCAGGCTCTACGGAGGAGGACTATTTTTCAGAGCGGTGGCATGCTGTAAAAAACAGAGATTTATTCGAAGGGTATCTACACGATGAGTACGCTCCCCCTTGGGAAAGCCCTAATCCCTTTGCTGACTATTTATATGAAGTCAGTCAAAGGCCGCTTTTAAAAAACGACACGGAAGTTGTTGACGAAAGAGACATTGCTCAACGCTATTGGTACTCGTCAGGCAACCGCGTACCAGATCACAGTGTTTGTTTGGACATCCTCGAACAAATTACGCTTGGTAGCACAGATGCAAGAAACGCCCTTGAAAAAGGTGTCGTATCGATCTCAGAAATTCCTGACGATCTCTGGGAACCTCGTAGAGCAGGTGATCGTGTTGCCTGGCTAGAGGACAAATATCGTCATGCCGAAGACAACAAAATGGAAGCGGAGCTATCCTGATATTTTTTGTGGTGAATGTCATTAAAGGTCCGGCCATCACCATCCAGAATTGCTTTTTCACCTGTTATGTTTTGCCAACGCAAAATTGCCACGTCCACATAGGCCGGGCTTAGTTCAGAGCCATAGCAAACACGACCCGTGCTTTCCGCCGCGATCATCGTTGTCCCCGATCCCATGAAGGGCTCGTAAATTGCCTGTCCCGGACTTGAGTTATTCAAGATGGGGCGGCGCATACATTCTACAGGTTTTTGTGTGCCATGAACGGTCACACTGTCCTGGTCACGGTTGGCGATCTGCCAAAGGGTTGTCTGCTTGCGATCACCTGCCCAGTGGCCCTTACCCTTCTTTTTGACTGCGTACCAACAAGGTTCATGCTGCCAGTGGTAATCTCCACGGCTCAGCACTAATCTTTCTTTAGCCCAGATGATTTGTGAGCGAACTTTAAAACCAGATTCTTCGAGGCTCTCAGCGACAGTTGCCGCATGTAATGCGCCATGCCAGACATAGGCAACATCCCCCGGGAATAATACCCAAGCTTCGCGCCAGTCTGCTCGGTCATCGTTTAACACTTTTCCGACTCGTTTGGTGGCGGTGGCACCAGCTTGATTGCGCCATGACGGATCATACTCCACACCGTAAGGCGGGTCCGTGACCATAAGGAGCGGTTTGACCGTTCCCAACAATCGCTCCACGTCGGTGGCTAGGGTTGCGTCACCACAAATTAGGCGGTGATTTCCAAGGGTCCATAAATCACCTGGGCACGTAACCGGTTCTTCCGGGGTGTCTGGAACATCGTCTTCGCCCTCTAAGGCTTCGCCAGCATCCATTACAGAAGCTAACAAACCAGCTAGGTCTGCATCGGAATATCCAGTGCCGCTCAATCCTTGTTCATTGGACTGAAGGCCCTGCAAAATGGCGGCTAGAACTTCGTGATCATTTTCGGCTTGGTCTGACGATCGGTTATCGACCACCAGAATGTATTTTGCTTCTTCGTCATCAACATCCACGTAGATGACCGGGAACTTTTCTAGCCCTTCCGCCTGCGCCGCCATGAAGCGGTGATTGCCTGCAAGGATGTGCCCGGTTGAACGTTGCACCACCAAGGCCCCATAAAAACCGTTGGCAGAAATACTCGCGCGGATCCCATCTACGTCACCCCGGCGCGGATTGTCAGGGTGGCAGGCAAGTTTGTCAGCGGCGACCAGTTCAATCTTGTCGCCTGTGTTGATGATACTTGCGGTCATATGGTTTTTGTTTCCAAAGATTGAAGCGTTTCCGTTTGTAAGGTCGGGGTCATTTCCGTTTGCGGTCGCAAGCGGAGTTTCTTCAACGTCAAAGGTTCCACGCCTTGCGGGCGGATTTTTTAGATCTCAATCGGAAACGGAAATGGACTTTTTGAGCGCGTCACTAGGAAAATGCCGCACTGAGCCCTCCCGTATGGGATATCGGCCAGGAAGGACCCAATATATCAAAGGGTTAGGCGGGACGGGGTTGGCCGGGGCAATCCCGGACGCGTTTTTCTCAATTCTGATCCGAATATAGCCCCATTTAGGGGCATCTGTCTCACCTTGCGATGTGTCAGCAAAAAGTGTGTCACTTTACGATTTCGATTGACAACCTCCGGGCACTCTTGATCACAAACGACCGTGATCGCTTCGTTGCAACAGGCAAGCCGTTAAGCCGTAGGGCAATGACACTGAGTGCAAACTTCTGCCGCCGGATGGCCGTTGATCGACTGACCCCAAAGCACCAGCAAATTTCCTTCCAGTGTTTTCTCTCGGATCGCATCCAAACCAAACGGGCATCTTCAACATCAAGATAAGCCATCCACATCATCGTCTCGTCCATGCGAGTGATTGATGCTGCTGACGGCGGAGGCCGACGCATGGGCACGGGCATTTGCCCGACCTTATCAGCGAAGCTCTGGAACATGTCAGGCCAGACGTTGAAATACCCTTGGACCCTTTGCTCAGGCAATCGCTTGAGCACGTCAGCGGCTTCCTCCAAGCGGTCCTCCACCAAGGTTGGCGTCCAGTCAGTCATGATGGTTCTCCGTGTTTTTTTGTCGTCTGCCATAGAGCTTCTCGCCCAGCTGACGGATCAGTTCTTTCTCAGGCCAGGTCAAGCGGTCGTCCTCAACCGAGACTGCCAGCATGCCTTGCTCGCACCAGCCATCCTTTTTGACCTGATCGGGAGGGCGGCGCTCGCCACCAAATCCCCGTGGGTGCCACTTCATGGCGCGCCTCCCATGCGGAGTTCCTGTGCCCAACCAAGCAGGGCCAAGGCGTCAGCTTCGTTGTCGTCTGCAGGATTGAAGCCACGCGCACGCATGGCGTTGATTACGGCTTCCTTGTTGGCGTTGCCCTTGCCGGTAGCGTGGCGCTTGATGGTTCCGACGGGGACAGCCTCGTATGGGATTTGGTGGTGTTCGCACCAAGCAGTGACGTGGGCAAGAAATCCACCGTAGGCGTGTGCCGCATCAACACCGATGTGACGGCGAACCTCCTCGACAAACACGGCATCCAAACCACCAGCCACTTGCTTGATCTCGGTCAGCCATTGCTTGAACCGCAAGAAGCGCATGCCACCACCTTGCCAACGATCGTTTTTAAATTCGACTGTGCCACTGGTGATGAATTGGTCTTGGCCATGCAGCGCCCACCCGGTCTTGGTGCCGAGATCAATGGCAAGAACCGTCATTGTGGTTGCCTCTGATTTTTGATTGATCAAACTCGTTTCATTCATGTTGGTTCTCCATTGATTTTGGTGTGGTGAGGATGGCGAGGACGCATGGGTGCATCACCGTCCGGATTTTGGGTTCGAAAGATCGATGGGTGGGTGTCACCAAGCGTAAGCGCTGGTGAAAACCCACTACCCCTGTAAGGGGTAGGAGAAAGACTGAATAGTTGGGGGACGCCTGTAACCCGCAGTGAGAAAGGGCTACAACCAGAATCCAAGAATCCAAAACTAGAATCCAGCTGGATTCTGAAACCATGATTAACCCACTGAATTTGCTTAGAATTAGCGTCCAGCTAGAATCCAGAATCCAGAGCGTCTGGATTCTACAATTGAGGATAATTGAGCCCATCATTGGTCATCCTCCACATCCGGGTAGACCCAGGTATTCGGATTTTCAACCTCGAGGGCTACACCGGTATGGCGGCATTTAAAGTGTGTTGGCAGGAGGGGGTGAACGACCTCTGTGACCTCTCCGGTCTCGGCATCAACAGCCTCTTCAGGAAGACCAAGGTGCATGGTTTCAACGCACAGGTAACCAAACTTTGATCGCCGTAATGGCGGCAAATCATACTGATCGGGATTCTTGAAAAATTTGATTTGTCCCTTGGTGGCAAGGACGCTTATGCGCTCAGCTATGGTGCTTCTTCCACCCAAGCCGACCTTGCCTTCAAACGCCTCTGCAAACTGGATTGAAGTGTAAACGTTACCTAACCTGGCTTCCTCAAACAGGGTATTCAGGATCACGTCACGCTTGCGCAGGCGTTCAGCATCCAGCTTTTCGCCGTATTCCTGACGAACAAGACGCTCCGACGACGGGTCAATTTCAAGCCACTGGCCATTACGTTTATCGACAACCTTGGCTGCCAAGGCTGGGCCATTGCGAAGCTCCGTGATTAGGCGACGTTCGGGTTGAGCTTCATCCGGTCGGAACAAGATCATGCCTGAGCTGTAATAACCGCGTAGCGATCCTGCCCCTGACAAAGCCTGGAAGGGATCTTCGTCCACCTGTTTCTTGGAAAGCTTCTTCGTGTGGTGAACCAGAATGATGCCAGCACTCGGATCGACGTTGTCACGCAGTTGCTCCACACGGTCGCGCAGGAAGAACAGCATGGCATTGTTGTCGTTCTCGCTGGCCCCGGCTTCGCCGCCGTCAAAGACGTTGCGGATGGGATCAATGACGATGATGTCGAGACCGTCAGGAAAGTGTTTTTTAATGAGAGCCGTGACTGTGACAATGCCAGCCTCATTTAAGATCAGTTTAAGTTGCGGGGTGACCACCAACTTGTCGTGCGCTTTCTCGATCACTTCCGGCGGCAGGTTAATCTGGCGAATGCGCTCACGCAGATAGTGGTATTGGATCTCGGCCTGTAGATAGAAAACCCTCAGAGGATGAGACGGCTTGAAAGAGAGAAAATCGACACCAGCGGCCATGTGAACCAACCAACTAAGCAAGAAGTCACTTTTGCCAACCTTGGGGGCACCACCAAACACCAACAGACCTGACGGCGTCAAAATACGCGGTGCGATAATGTCTTCGGGCATGGGGGATGTGTCAGCCAGCAGATGTCCCAGGCTGAATGCCTGAGCATGGGATCGTGTTTTGACAACGGCTTGCCGCCCGGTATTGGCGATGAATGCAGCAACGTCCATGCCATCGTCAACCGCGTCCGCTGCGTCCCATTTGTCAGGTTTGTCACCCGGTGGCATGAGAATGGCGACCGAGGTGGCCCCAATGTTTAACGCAGCTTGCGCAGCGGCCTCGGCGTATTGCCAACCAGCAGCATCCTTGTCAGGCCAGATCAAAACACGCTTGTTTATAAGCGGTGTCCAGTCGGTTTTTTCAACCGGCGCACTGGCACCGTTCATGGCAGTGGTGGCACAGATACCTTGTCCGATGAGCGCCTCGGCAGCCTTTTCACCCTCGACCAGAATGACTTCCTCTGCTGACCTTATGGTGGGTTGGTTGTAGAGGGGGCGTGGATTAGGAGCCTTCATCTTGCGGGCAAGAACGTCCCACGGCCTAAACTGTTTGCCACCGGGCGGATCGTAGCGATAGACGCAGGCCAGCAGCGTGCCGTCACCACCGTGGTAATCCCACTTGGCCGTGACCGGTCCCAGTTCATCAACGGGAGCAGTTGGTGCGGATTGGACGGGAGGATCTTCTTTTCTGGGCTCACCCAGCCAATCCCGGATGTCATCCAGCAATGCAGGGAAACTGGCCCGTCCATCTTGACCCGTCGCCACCGCCCAGAGGCTAATGATGTCGCCACCTTCCTTGGTGGCAAAATCGTGCCACATCCCGGCTTTGCTTCCGGTTAACTCAACGGTCAGGCTTTCGCCTTTATTGCCTTGGGCATCGCCCACCAGAAACTTGCCATGGCGAAACGCGCCTGCAGGATACAGGTGGGACAATGCTCCTCGCAGACTGCCAAGCAGACGTGTCTTCAGTTCATCGACACTCAGTTCTAACTGTCGATCGCCATCCTGCCTTTGGGGTGCTGCTGTATTAAAGTCACGCCAGTCATTGAGCGCTATCACGTCACCGCTCATACATCTGATCTCCAGCACCGATCTGACCAGTCGCAGAATTTACATTCGAAGAAGTCAGCTGACTGGGCGATGCGAGAAAGCAGCTCGCCTGCCTCGGTTGCCTGAATGATGCGCACACCTTTATCGCTCATCTTCTGAGCCAACCCGCCATCAAACGGAACCAGCTCGTGATAGATTTCTGAGGTGTCTTTATTGGTCGCCGTAAACAGGGCCGGATTCTGAGAAATGCCCGGCACCGTCGCTTCCATGTAAGCTTGATAGACAGCGACCTGAGCGGCATAAACCGGCTTGGAAGCAGCCAATCCTTTCTTCACCGTATCCTTCCAGGATTTGGCGTTCATGGATTTGCATTCCCAGAGCGCAGGAAAGCCGGTCAGAACGGGGCCAGCATTGATGATGCCGTCCACATGGCCGCGAATGCGTCCGTCCGCCACTGAGAAGCCGAACTGCTCACCCCCGGGCTTGTTGCCTTTGGTGGTGTAAAGATCAAACCCGGCCATATGCAGCCAACGGATGGCCATGTCTTCAAACAAGTGACCGGCAGCAAATATGCGCAGGGTCTGACCTTTAAAATCCCGTCCATCGTCTTTGGGTGCCTGTGCATACTCGAACTGCAATGCACGGTCGCAGGCAACACCAAGCCGAGAACCACCGAGATATTTTCGGGATGTCTGTGCCTGGTTTTCCTCCTCCAAGGCCTCATCTATATGGGCGTTTATTTGATCGGCAACGTTGGACGAAGAATTGTAATCAAGCATCAGAATGGGATCTCCGTGTTATCGGCCTTGGCCGTGGCCAACATGGCGTCCTGGAAGCCGCCGACAGCAACTTCAATGAGGGTGAGGACCTGCGCTTCAGACAGGTCAATCAAGCGAGACTGCCAGCCGATCTCCTCCATAATCTCGGCCATCAGTTTGATGGTGGTACGGATTGCGGCTTGTTCTTGTTCGGTCAGGTCAACCATGCCCACGTTCTCCTTCGCCAATCGTGACCAGAAGCTTTGGCAGGCCATGGAGCAAAACCAGCGCATGGGTCGTGGACGCCTCGAAGACCGGCGGTCGAACCAACCAAAACCACGGGTTGGTCGCCTGCAGACGGCACAGAGCGTTCCTCGCGGATGCAATAGCCGTTGCCGCAGGGCGGCATTTTCGGATAAATGTGCCATAGGTCATGCGGCCCTCCGGTCACCATCAGAAGCCGACATCACCAATTGTGTGATCGCAGATTTATTGAAGGTGAAAGCCAGCAGCGCCGAGGCTTGATAGCGGGTCAGGCCAAAATCTTGATGGCATTCGGGAGGTAAATACTGAAGCTGTTTGTCGGTTGCAGACTGATTCAGCCAGGACCGGGATTTGTGAGCGCTTTCGTCGGTTTCATTTTCATTGAGCCAATCATCAGCAGCAGCCAAACAGACGGTGCGTTCTCCCATGGCTAAAAGATGAGGGCGGTGTCCTTTGCCGCCGCCAACCGCATGCCAGCGCCCATGCAGGAAGAAGATGCCGCCCCAGGCATGGAAGCCATTGGCGACCAATGCGGCGTCATCGCCGAATAAATCACACCACCGGAAGCTGGACCGCTTCAGCAGATCGACTTCAGACATGACAAAATCAGAGATGGGAACAGCATCGCCCGCAGCGGAAGATTCCCAGAGATAACCACAGAGGGGGCATTCCATTGATGCCAGGGGAACGACGGCATTGCATTCAGGGCAGTCCTTGGTTGGAGCTTCGCCTATGCCCGTTCGACCATCCAGATTGACGTCTTGTTCAAGACAACCGTGCAATAGGCTTGATGTGCCAAAATCTAAAACAATGCAGTCGGTCTTGATGATGCCGGGGTATTCGGTTGGATCGACCGTGCGTAATCCACGTCCGACCATTTGGATCATGGTGGATTTATAAGATGAAGGTCTGAGCAAAATGACGCAGCTGGTGGGCTGATGGTCCCAGCCTTCCGTGAGGACAGAGACATTAACGAGGATTTGAATGTCACCCGTATCATATGCTCGGAGCACATCTCGCCTCGCAACCGCGCCCATGTCGCCATAAACCATCCCGGCAAGGATACCTTCAGCGGCAAAGGCACCCCGGACATTGCGGGCATGATCAACGGTTGAGCAAAACACCACCGTTTGTCGATTACCGGCCTTTTCTCGCCAATGGCGGATTACCGCATCGGTGATGGGGGACTTGTTCATGATGGCATCGACCGCCTTCATGTCGAAGTCATCGACGGTCTTGCGAACTGACTTGAGGGCTTCCTGGGCCCCAACATCGATGACGAATGTGCGTGGCGGAACCAAATGGCCGGAGGAAATCAACTCGCCGATGAATACCTGATCGGCAACATTGGAAAAGACCAGGCGCAGGCCTTTTTTATCTCCACGATTTGGGGTCGCCGTGACGCCGAATATCTTAACGTCCGGGTTCTTGGCCTTGGCTTGATCAATGATCCTCCGATAACTATCGGCAGCCACATGGTGGGCTTCATCAATGACCAGAAGGTCAAGCACAGGCATGTCCTTGAGGTTTGTCTTGCGAGCCAAGGTCGGCACCATGGCGAAGATTGTCTGTCCGCGCCATGACTTGGTCTCAGCATCAAACCTAGAAGTGGAAATGCCCGGATTAACCTTGGAAAACTTCAACTCGTTCTGAGCCGTTAGCTCATCACGATGGGCCAGGACACAAGCCTTGGCTGCACTGTTAGAGAGCAACTTCCCGGCAACGCCTGCAATCGCGATGGTTTTTCCAAACCCGGTTGAAGCAACACCCAGCGTATTGCCGTGCTCGCCAAGCGCATGAACGCTGCGCTCGACGAAGGTTTTTTGGCGTGGGCGAAGCAACATGGCCGCTTTCTCCTATTGCGCCCATGAGGGGCGATTAGGGCTGGCAGCAGCCGGGGTTTCTTGGGTGGCAGGTGTCGGAGTTGATGCTGCGGCATTTGGACTGCTCGTGACGCCAGCCGGTTTCCAAAGGCCTCCTTCTTTCTGATACACATCCCAATCTTTATTGTTGGGCATGACTGAAAAACGAACCTCGTTTTTGCTATCACCGTTGGCATCCTTACCAACATCGATTTTGGCCAGGAACTCAATGCCGTCGAGATCTGCAAATCCATTGATACGGCGTGCGTTCTGAGCCTGATGAGAATTATCCTTGTCCGACAATCCCCGTGAGGAGTTAAGAATGCCTCGAACAAATGACCGTCCCATGCTGCCCCACTCAGGACCCTTAAGGCTAAGCAGACCAATCAGGCTCCAGACCTTGCGTTTGGCAAACGGTCCTTCCGTCACAACAAACTCAGCACTCAGATAAACCGATCCGGTGGTGTCATTATGGGTGGCGTAACCCCCAGTCCAGCCTTGTGATGGATCATCATATCCACCAGGCTTTATGGTCATCCGCACAGGCACAATGGTGCCTTTGGGGATCAGGTCGTAAGAATTCTGTGATTCCGCGTCGTTGTAGTCGTTCCATGCGCCGGTCATGACTGGTCAGCTCCTTCTTCTTGGGTGTCGGGGGTATCGGAATTGTTGGCATCGGCAGGTTGTGGCCTAGAGAAGGCCAACCTTTCGTTTGCCGGTTTTACAGGGCCGCTGATTTTTTCCATCAGGTGGCCTAGGTGCGGCTCCTCAATCAAATCGAGGCGACCACTGCGATCTTTTGCCGGATAGCCAGAGGCATTCAGAGTTTGGCAAACAAACGCCCGGTAGGGATCACCATCGCCTTCGGTGATTTCGGCCATGGCGATGACTTCATCAACAATGCCTGGGAGCTCGTTGCCCGTTTTTGACCCGTCGATTTGAGGGGTGAAAATCCTGCGGTTAAAGTCGTCGAGTTTCTCGTCTAGAATTCCAACGAACCAGATGTTCTTGTCCCGGGTATGTTGAAGGTGAGTGAGCCAGGCGATCATTTCCTGACCGTGCAGGCCATAGGCTCCGCGCATATCAAGTTTTCCAGAACGTTCTGAAACAGCCTGAGGCTGACCTTTTGCCCACTGAAGACAAAGACGGCCCGCGACTGTGATGCTGTCGATAAAGACAGTTTCAAATTTGTCTAACGAAGATGGATCACCGAATTGTTCACAAACCGCATCAAAATGAGCCTGGCTGTAGACCTGATCATCCCGCAATGCTGGATTGGGACCACCGATGAATACCGCAAAATCTCGGCATTCCTGCCACGTCCGAGGACGAATGGTGTCGCCGGGCCAGCCTTCAATGGCAAGATCACCGGCCTCCAGATCAAAAAATAGAGTCGTTGATGCATTCAGTGTCCAAAGCAAAGAGGTTTTGCCAATGCCGGATTTACCGAAAATACAGCCTTTAATGCCGCGCCGTTCAGCGAGACGCTGATCAGCGGAGATTATGGGGAGCGCGCTCATTGGCCGTCCTCCCCGGAAATCAGCTTGAAGCTTTCTTTCCCCGTGCGAACTGTACGTGCTTCCTGAAATGCCGCTTTGATATGACTCGGCCAGGCGTTGTATTTGCGTTCAGAAACCTTGAACGTGATGTCGACGTATTCGGTCGGATCATCGCCATCGCTTTTGATCTGCTCGACAAGACCTGCGAGGGTCGTCTGATCCCAATCAATGCGTTTTGTCAAATCCGCGACAATAGTGACGTCACCATCCTGAATTCGAACGGTGCCGGTGTCTTTGCCAACAGCCCGGCGAGAAGCCAATGCAGAATCTGCGTATTTGGAAAGAAGCGCGTCATCAATTCGTGCCTTGTTGGCCTTTGTATTGCCAAGGGCATCGTCAACCTCCTTTTGCAACGCTGCCAGAGCATCGGCGGGCAATTCGGCAATATCGCCGATAGGCCAGGAGGCCAGATCTGTTAGGGATGGAGTATTCTGTGGATAGGGCATCAAGCTGCCTCCTCTGTCATGATTGATGAAAAGTTGATGGCTTGCCCCTCTGGGCAAGTGCGGGCGATAGCCAGATACCGAAAGCAGGCATCGCCAATGCGTTGTTGGAGCAAGTGAAGGAAATCGCGCTCAGCCAAATCCAAGGCCCGAGCGGACAATTCATCGAGTGTGATCTGATGAGGCTTCTTGTTGCTTTGATCTGGCGTGCCCCGGTCCAGGCACAGAAAGCCTCGGTGGTATTCGAGGATGTCGCCGGGCCGGGCCTGAGCAACCCAAGCACAGAAAGAGGTCTCGTCCAGTTTTTGCAAATGAAACGGCGATGGGGATCCACGCCAGATCGGAATGGGCGTAGTCATGATGCCCCCGCAATGCTGAGAAACGGCAACTGGGTTGTGGTTGAGCCTTCGGTGTCGCAGATTTTCTGCTCTTCGTAGGCCTCTACATCTTCAAGTCTGTAGACGACGCGGCCACCAAGCTTGAGATAACGCGGGCCGATTTTTTCCCAGCGCCAGCGCTCTAATGTGCGCGGGCTCAGGTTCCATCGTTCCGCGAGATGGACTTGGTGTAAGTGTTTGGTGATCATCGCCACCTCCTTCGTTTGATTGAACGTTGGGAGGAGAATGACGATCTAGGCCGACATTGTCGTCGGGACCGTTGATGGATGGTTGGGGGATATAATGAGGATAATTAGGGGGATGCGGGGGGATATATAAGGGGACGGCGAGGGGATTGATGGCCATCGAGGCCCAGAAAATAGGGATTGCTCTGGGGGATCTAAGAAAACTTGATGTTCAGCCGGTATTTTCCACGCTTGTCTGACTGGATCAGTTTGCGCCAGTCGGACTGGGTCTTAAACAGGTCAGAAATCCGGGTGCATCTTGAACCCGCCTCGGCCAGCACCTGTTGTCCATGCCGCCAGGGAGATCCTGTCGTTGCTGCATCATAGAGAATACCGACGACTTTGGCCTGAATGGGTCCCAGGGTGTAGCTTCGTTCGCCTAATGATACATCGGTGAAATCGTTCTTCTGCTCGAACACAGTATCCGTTCTACGGCTCACCCCGCCAAGGCCGTGCTTTGCTTCCGCCCGGTCCCGCTCTAAGCGGCTAACCACAAGTTCCTCCTTCTTAATCACAATACCTTCTTCCGGGGAAAGCACATGGCAATATTGGTCATCTGGTGCGTCAAACTGGTCGACTTTGATCTGCCCTTCATGAAACAGGCGATAAACGTCACGAGAGAGAAGATCCTGCAGCCCCTGAAACGACACACGCTCTTCTGGGATATTGCAGCACTGACCATTTCCCATCTCTTCATAAGAACCGCGTTCGATGTGGATGCCATAGAGCCGCACGGAGACCTTCAATAGCCCGTTTTCGGCAAGGTACACGAGGTCTCGATGAGGCATATCCCAGCAGGACACTACCTCGTCCAGTGTAAAATATTCCTTCTCTATTCCCGCCATGACCGACCACCTACAAGCTTATATGTTCGCCATTTGTTTTATATCCTTGACTAGAATGAATCAATCCTTTTTAATCCACATAATCCACAGCCCTGAGGATAACCTGATGAAATACACCATGGCCGACAGGCTCAAAGCGCGTTCCAGGCAGCTTGGCTTAAATGCCCGGCAGGTGGCTGAACTTGCAGATATCAACAGGACCTTTGTCTACGACATCATGCGGGGACGATCAGAAAACCCGAATCTGGAGAAACTTGATCAAGTTGCCAAGGTGGTCAAAGTAGACAGAAACTGGTTGTTGCATGGCATGGGAGATGTAGAAGGCGAATCACCGATCATTGAAGATCCCTCTCAAGCGTTTGTTTCGATCCCCTCGGTCGAGGTTACGGCTTCCATGGGCGGTGGTAGTATTACTTCTGATGAGGTGGAGAACGGGAAACCTTATCATTTTCAACGGTCGTGGATTCAACATGATCTCAAAGCCAGCCCATCTGAACTTCGCATCATGCATGTGGAAGGCGACAGCATGATGCCCACCCTGCATTCTGGTGACGTTGTTCTTGTGGATTTGGCCCGACGCTCCCCAACGCCCCCCGGCATATTCATTTTGTTTGATGGCATGGGATTGGTGGCCAAGCGTCTTGAGCACGTCCCCAACAATGATCCGCCTAAGGTTAGGGTGATATCTGACAACACATTTTATAGCCAATACGAGCGTACCGCCGATGAAATCAGTATCATCGGGAGGGTTCGGTGGTTTGCGAGGGAGATTTAGCAACCATGGCAACCAAGTTACAAAATGGGAAAATCACTCCTGCTTCAATCCCTCTTGGATTGCTGTCACTTGACCGTAAAAGCATTGCTACATTCTTGGCAATTTTTGAGGACAGCTCTGCTGTTTCTCTAATTACGGATCAACTCGGAAACCTTGGCGATAGTGCCTATGCCAAATACTCAGAATGGAAAGATGGCACATCTACAGTTTCGCCGGAACGCTTTACCAAACGTGTAATTCAGATAGCTTCAAATATCGAAAAAGGCTCTTCTTCAGACAACGAGCTTAGGTTCGCGCTCTGGGCGCAAATCCGGGATTCTTTCGAACTTCAGCCGCGTATAGCAATTTCTCCCCGGGACTTAGATTATTGTGCAAACGATATTGGCGCGGCAATTTCAGTATCCATCGCACAAAAGAGGAATGCTGAAGAAAAGGCCGCTTTATCGAAGACGGAAATAGCTTATTGGAAGCGACTTGCCAACGAAGCTAATCCTTTTGGCTCCAGAGACATTGAAGCCGTCCCATTTGATGAAGCTGTGCGAGAAGCTGTCTTTGCCCTTCTAGGAGCAGCCCTAAGTAACAACGATACACCCGATTCAGAAAAGCAGGATCTGATCTCTCAAATACGAGGTGAACTATCCAATTTGGATCAGAGTGTCCTTAAAGAAGCCAACTTGGAAACACTTTCGGATGACGCCATTCAAAAGGTTCTCGTTAGTAGCGGAGGTCTACTCGGCTTGATGGGAGCGGTGGAAGCTGCTGGTTTTGGGGCGTACATCCTTGCCGCACAAGCATCTGCCATTATCCCCTTGGTCGGAGGGAAGACACTTGTCTCTGCCCTTTTCGTTATGTCTCACCCCTTGTTTGTGCTGCCAGTCATTTTCGCAATGGGAGGAATGCAGGCCAATTTTCTGACAAAAACGGTTCGCAGGGCATTTGCTGTTTCAGTAGGCTCTCTTCTCGCAGTTCGAGGTTTAGATAGCGGCTTGTCGCAGAAAATTGGTACTGCCAGAATGTTTTTTGATGCCTCCGGCTCGATCCGACAGAATGGAATAAATACATCTCAAATATCTTTGCCGTCTGCTGATAAATATCGCGATCTCAGCCTGGCGTTATGCTCGGGGCTTGCACTGCCAGCGGCTAACAAAGAGATGGACTTGCTGATATCTGAGCTTGATCAGCCCGTTGGGAAAACTAAAAACGAGCAGTTCATCGAAGGTTTTCTATTCCCTGATCAACGAAGCAAAGGGGAAACTCTGCTTCTCGCAGGCCTATCACTGTGCGATTTCATTTTTGACCTTTCATCTATCGATTCCAAGGTCCTTGAAGCGGCAGATTTTTCCCATACGGCAGACCTAGGCGACCCTTTTTTATTCGCAGAATTTGCAGAGAGAATTACTTCCTTATCCACCGCTGCAATCAAAGGTCATGAAGCAAATCTCCTAGGGTACACAGCAGAACGAATTGTCGCTTCCAGATTAACAGATAGTGGATATCTAGTCTCAATTCCTGAAAGTGCATCACAGCCAGGTTATGACCTGCTCGTTGATGGCGTTGAGTTTCAAGTTAAGTGTATTGCACCTGAAAACTTCCAAATTCTCGAACGTCATTTTGAAAAATACCCGGATACGCCAGTCATCGCTAATTCGGAAATTGTAGAAACTATTGCCGATAGATCACCGGATTGGGCCAGCCAAGTTTTTTTCGTGGAGGGCTATTCATATGAATTTACCGACGGCTTGGTCGAGACGGCTATAAAAGCAGGAACTGAAATTGGTGATTATGAACTCGTTCCCTTAATCGCAACTATGTCTGTAATTAAGAATGCCCATGGATGGTGGGTCGGCCAGCACAGCATGAAGGAGGCCTCATTCAATGTTGCGCTTGAATCTGCTGCAAAGGGCATAATGGCGGTTGCCGGTGGTTTTGCAGGGAAAGGTATTGGGGCACTAATGTTTGGTCCAGCAGGAGCATACGTTTTTGGCGGTGTCCTTGCCGTGGCCGCCACAACGGAAAGTCACTGGATTTCAGATAAAATCGATACAGTCATAGACCCCGATCGCGACGAGAAGCTTTCGGCCGCAGCCTGTAAATTACTTCAAACCTGTATAGAGCATTTAGAGGCTAAAGTTCTTGGCATCGAAGTGAAGGCTAAATCTCTACCAGAAAACAAAATTTCTGATGCTATGAGATATAGGTGGATGTGGGAAATTGTATTCACGAAAAGCAAAATCAACGAAGCCCAGCTTATCTTAGACAACACATCATTCTCTGGAGAAAGGCGGTCCATTACCGGACTTGAGTTTGCGTCAAGAAGTGGTGTGCATCCTGCATGGCTCCAGAATGATTACACAGCTTTGCTTGAGTTATTGAAACAGCCTAAAGATCGGTGGAATAAGATAGCTGATAAATTTACGGATTTTACCTATGGACTACGTAAGAGTGACGATCATGATGAAAAACATTGATCATAATTGCGCTGACATCCTCAAATTACTCTCTGATACTTTTGTTTTACCTGCATCTCTCCACCCATTTGATTTTGCTATATTTTCCTGATTTTGGCAGGCAATCATACATCCGATTGGAGACGATGTGTGATGAATGCCTTAAGACCCGAACATATGACACCCGATGAACGCCTTGATGAATTAGCAGCAATTTTAGCTGTCGGCTTAATGCGCCTGCAGGCCCGCCAGTCAAGTCATCTATCTGCTGTTCCGGGAGACAGTTATCTGGACTTAATGCCCACCCAGAGCGGTCATGTATCCGTCGAAACCAAGACGGAGAATGCATAATGACCGATACTATCATCACTAAACTTGCCGCGTTGAAGGACACGCCAACTACGGATTTGAGAGCCCTCTGGAGCAAACTATTCGAGACTGAACCCCCACGTCAGAATCGGCGTTTTCTGGAAAGTCGCCTGGCTTATCGAATTCAGGAACTTGAATACGGCGGGCTTAAACCGGCCACCATTGAACGCCTTGAAGCCTTGGGCAAAGAGTTAAGCGGGGGGAAGGCTTCCCAGAGACGTATCAGGGCTGATCAACACCCAATCTCAGGCACCCGCCTAATTCGCGAGTACCAAGGTATTGAGCACTGCGCCACAGTAACGGATGAGGGTTTTGAATATCAGGGTCGGCCATATAAGTCGCTGTCAGCTATCGCTAGAGCAATCACAGGCACACGATGGAACGGCTGGGTCTTCTTCGGCCTAAGAAAATCAGGAGAAGGTCGATGAAACAAACGCTTGTTCGTAAAACACTGTGTGCCGTCTATACGCGGAAATCCAGCGAAGAAGGCCTGGACATGGATTTCAACAGCCTCCATGCCCAACGGGAATCCTGCGAGGCCTATATTACCAGCCAGAAGCAAGAAGGCTGGGTATTGGTTCCAGACCAATATGACGATGGCGGGATTTCCGGCGGAACTTTGGAGAGACCGGCGCTACAGCGCATGCTCGCCGATATAGAGGCTGGCCGCGTTGACGTGGTCGTTGTTTACAAGATTGATCGGCTAAGCCGCTCATTAATGGATTTCGCTAAATTGGTCGATGTGTTTGACCGGCACAACGTGACATTTGTATCAGTCACCCAGTCCTTCAACACAACCACATCCATGGGACGGTTGACCCTTAACATTCTGCTTAGCTTTGCCCAGTTTGAACGTGAGGTCACCGGCGAACGTATCCGCGACAAGATTGCAGCCAGCCGCAAGAAGGGAATATGGATGGGCGGTAATCCCCCTCTTGGTTATGACGTCCGGGATCGAAAACTAGTCGTGAATACCGATGAGGCCAATACAGTTCGAATGATATTCAAGCGTTTCCTGTCCGTTGGCTCCGCAACCCTGCTATCCAATGACCTAGCAGCCGAAGGAACAACTTCAAAACGTGGCAAACCTATAAACAAAGGCTACCTCTACAAACTACTTAAAAATAAGGTTTATATTGGTAAAGCCGTTCACAAGGGCACGGCCTATCCTGGTGAACATGAGGCCATCATATCCTTGGATCTTTGGAATAAAGTTCGCTCCATCATCAAAGAAAGCCCTAGGGCTCGGGCGAATCATACACGAGCTCAAACGCCAGCATTGCTAAAGGGGATTATCTTTGGTGCCGATGGGCGGGCAATGACCCCGGTTCACACCAAGAAAACCAACAAGCTCTATCGCTATTATGTCGCGGCAGAACTTCTCAAAGGAGAAGTTCCAGACGGCATTGTCCGGCGTGTTCCTGCCGGGGAAATTGAGGCCGCCGTCATCGAGAATGTTCGTGGCTTGCTTCGGGTTCCAGAAATCGTTGTCGCCACCTGGCGGGCTGCCCGAGATCACGATAAAAGCATTTCTGAAGCTGATGTGCGTGAGGCGCTTCAAAACCTCGACCCGCTTTGGGATGAACTGTTTCCCACCGAACAATCCAGAGTGCTTCAGCTATTAGTCGAACGGGTCAATGTCCACCCCGATGGGCTCGACATCAAATTCCGGGTCGATGGACTTGAAACGTTGGTCTCTGAAATCAGGGGCAGTATGACAAAACGGAGGGCTGCATAATGACGGTCCCTAAATTAAGCCCTGATGGCACAACAATGACAGTTCGCGTCCCGATGAAGTTCCAGGTTAGAGGTGGTCGTAAGTTGATAGTGACGCCGGATGGGTCGCCTTCATGGGCAAAGCCACGGAAGCGGATCGATAACGCTATGGTCAAAGCGCTGGCCCGGGCTTTCCGGTGGCAGAAAACCCTTGATGACGGCACTTACACAACCATTGAGGAAATAGCGAATGCGGAAAAAATTAACCCTTCGTACGTCAGTCGCATTCTAAGACTGACACTTCTGTCGCCTGAGATCGTGGAGTTGATCCTAAATGGGTGCCAGCCATTGCCACTTACAATGAAGAAACTTCTGAAAAACTTCCCTCTTGAATGGAAGTTTCAAAATGAAACCCTTATCAACCTAAAGGCATATGATCTTTAGCCAGCATGAGGTCTTCAATTTCCCCAGAAGGTTCCGCTACGTCACCCAATTTTTAATTTTGATTCTAGCGCTAATTATTTTCCCCTATAACCACAACCGCACGCACCACAGTGTCCGCAAATCAGCCACCCGCACTTTCTGTGTTTTAAGTCCCAATCGCTGTCAACGGGACCTTTGCAGTGCCAACAACCACTTTCATACTTGTTATCCGATAGTTCTATAAAATATTCATTACTTGAGGCAGTGCCCGTTTGGTTTCTAAAATTTTCATTTAATTTCTGAACACCTTTCTGTCTCAGTAACGTTTGGTTTTGAATTGCTATTGCGCAGAGATCAGCATCAAAATTTCCCCATTTAGCCTTTTGTCCATCAGGAATTTCTTTGATATAGTCTCGCAATTTTTGATGAGATTTGTGGTCCTTCCCGGCAACAAGAGAGGCAACCCAGTTGTTTGGATCTCGATCTTTTGCGTAAAAATACACGCGTTCTTCACTTGGATTGTGGTTTAACCTCACCCAAGGTGTCAAATAGAACTCCTTACCAATTTTGATGACATTGTACAT